GTTTCATAGGAATAATGGATTAATCAATAGTGATTACGCAAAATATTGGGATTATAGATACGAAATATTCAAATGTATCATGTAATATAAATATCTAAAACCGTGTCAGTAGTGTGAAAACATATAGAGATCTAAAACTTACTCTCCGATACAACAATCAACTGAACTCTAAGTTTTGGGTAGGTGAGGCAATGAAACCCGAAGTTCGGGAGGGACTGCTTCGCATTGCTGACGAGTGGGCAGAGTTTGCAAACATCCCTTCTAATGCTATTATTGATGTCGTTCTGGTAGGTGGAAATGCCAATTACAACTATACTAAGTATTCTGACTTGGACTTACATCTTATTGTCTCCAAAGAGGATATTGCTGACTGCCCTGATCTTATTGACGATTACCTTAGAGACAAGAAGCAACTCTGGGCTCTCACCCACGATATTCAAATTTATGGACACGACGTTGAACTCTATGCCCAAGATAGAAGAGATCCCACCCCTTCGGGTCAGGGAGTTTTCTCCCTGGTAAACAGTCTGTGGTTGCGTCGTCCATCATATGAGGAAGTTAATCTTGGCGATCCTAATATCGTAAGAAAGGTTCGTCATTACATGGAGAAGATTGATTTCCTGATTGATAATAAAGCAGACGACCGTGACGCATTTGAGAAACTTAAAGAGAAACTGCGTGACATGAGATCTTCTGCTATCCAACGTGGTGGAGAGTTTGCTGTAGAGAATCTTGTATTCAAAGAACTCCGTAACCGTGGGTACTTAGATAAACTGTCAGAACATCTTAGAAATCTTAAGGTTGCTAGCTTGTCAATTGACTGACCACATGCTATGATGTGGGTTGAATTCTAGGAGTTTATGGCGCTTCAACTTGCTCTGCTGAAGTCTGGCGATGAAATCATTGCTGACATTAGAGAAGTATTTGATAAAGAAACAAACAAACCAGTGAGTCTGGTTTTCATTCGTCCAGTATATGTTGAACAAACTGGAGTAACTTTTCTCGCAGAAGGGGATGGGGAAGATTCTGAGTCCGAAGTGACTTATGTATTCCGTCCGTGGATTGAGAACTCTGCTGACGAAGAATTTTTTGTCCCTCATGATTGGGTTGTTACGGTATGTTCACCTACCATAACTATTATTGAAAACTATGTTCGTAAAATTGGAGTTAGATTAGATGACAGTCAAAGTGCTACTGTTGAAGACAAATCAGTATCTGATCTCGGAGATTGATGAACGTGTTGATGAGGATCCTGATTGTATTCTTATCAACCCCAAACTTATTCTTGGGTTTGCTCCCGAGTGGAAACTTGAGAACTTTGTTCCCATGAGTTATCAGAAACAGATTCCGATTAGATCTTCTGATATCCTGACTATCGTTGACCCCATGGATAGTCTGTTAAACTTATATCGTGATGCTACTGCTTGATGGATTTCTATACTAATGTTGCTATCATCAACGATACTATTCTGTATCGTGGTTTTAGTGGAGGTGACAGAGTTGAAGTTAGAGAAGACTTTTCTCCAACTCTCTACGTTCCTTCTAAGAAAAAAAGTAAATATAAAACTCTTGAAGGCAACTATGTAGAACCCGTCAAACTTGGTGGCATTAAAGAGGCGAAGGAGTTTGTTCAAACTTACGAAGATGTAAACAATTTTACTATCTACGGTAATACAAAATACTTATATCAGTATATCCTGAGTAAGTATCCTAAAGAAGTTGATTATGATTTCAGTCAACTTAATATCATGTCGCTTGACATTGAGACTACATCGGAGAATGGATTTCCTAATGTGCAAGAAGCACGGGAGGAGATTCTTTGTATTACCGTAAAAGATTTTACTAGTAAGAAAATTATCACTTGGGGTTGTGGTGAGTTTCAAAACTCTCGCGATGATGTTCATTACATCTATTGCCAGAATGAACGTGAACTGCTGAGTAAGTTTCTTGAGTACTGGGTACAGAAAACTCCTGACATCATCACTGGATGGAACGTCAAGTTCTTTGATATGCCATTCATCTGTCGTCGCATTGACCGTGTGTTGAGCATTAAGCACATGAGATCTATGTCCCCATGGAACTCTGTGCGTGAGCGTGAGTTATTTGTGAAGGGACAGAAGAAACTGTACTATGACATCATTGGTGTAGCGACTCTGGATTACTACGATCTGTATCAGAAGTTTACTTACACCAACCAGGAATCATATCGTCTAGATCACATTGCTTTTGTTGAACTCGGTCAGCAGAAGTTGGATCACAGTGAGTTTGAAAACTTCCAAGACTTCTATCGTAACAACTGGCAGAAGTTTATTGAGTACAACATCCATGACGTAGAACTTGTGGACATGTTGGAAGACAAAATGAAATTGATTGAACTTGCTGTCACCATGGCATATGACGCGAAGGTGAACTTTGAGGATGTGTTCTATCAAGTTCGTATGTGGGATAGTATCATCTATGATGCCCTAACACAGGAGAACATTGTCATTCCTCCGAAGACTGAGAGTACAAAGGATCAGCAGTATGCTGGTGCTTACGTTAAAGAACCTGTGCCTGGTATCTATGACTGGGTGGTTAACTTTGACCTTAACTCTCTGTATCCGCACCTCATCATGCAGTACAACATCTCTCCTGAGACCCTCCTAGATGACCGTGTAAGCGGCATCAATGTGGATAAACTACTCAACCGTGAGATTGATACAAGCACCCTTGAGGGCGTCACTATCTGTCCTAACGGTACTTTGTTTACCACAGAGAAGCAGGGATTTCTCCCTAAGTTGATGGAGAAAATTTACACCGAGCGTACTATCTACAAGAAGAAGATGCTCAAGGCGAAGCAAGAGTATGAAGATACTAAAGATCCTCAACTCATTAAGGACATCGCCAAGTATAATAATATTCAGATGGCACGAAAGATTCAACTCAATAGTGCCTATGGCGCTATTGGTAATGAATACTTCAGATACTTCCGACTGGAGAATGCTGAAGCAATCACTCTGTCGGGACAGTTGTCAATCCGTTGGATTGAGAATAAGATGAATGAGTATCTTGGAAAAATTCTAAAGACTGAGGGTAAGGATTATGTTATTGCTGTGGATACTGATTCCATCTATCTTGATTTGGGGGATCTGGTCAAGAATGTATTCAAGGGAGGAACGCCGTCTGATGAGAAGGTTGTCAATTTCCTTGATAAGATCTGTAAGATGGAACTTGAAACTTATATTGAGAGTTGCTACAAAGAACTGGCACAGTATGTAAATGCTTACCAGCAGAAGATGGTTATGAAGCGAGAGAACATCGCCAACCGTGGCATCTGGACTGCTAAGAAGCGATACATTCTCAATGTATTTGATAGTGAAGGTGTTCGTTATAAGGAACCCAAGATGAAGATCATGGGACTTGAAACTCAACGTTCTTCTACTCCTGCATACTTCAGAGACAAACTTCTCAAAGCATATAAGATTATGATTGAGGGTAACAACGATGACATGATTGATTATATTTCACAGATCAAACGTGATACTCGTCAACAAAGTTACCTAGATATTGCATTCCCGCGAGGTTGTAATAATCTTGGCAATTACCAAAGTTATACAGACATTTATAAGAAGGGTACACCTATTGCTGTCCGAGGTGCATTATTGTATAATCACTATCTCCGCCAGCACAAGGTTACTAATAGATTTCCTCTTATCCAAGAAGGAGAAAAGATCAAATTCATCTATTTGAAGACACCGAATCCTATCGGTGAGAATATCATTTCATTCTTCAACACGCTTCCAAAAGAATTTGGTCTTGATAAGTACATTGATTATCAAAAGCAGTTTGAGAAGTCCTTCCTAGAACCTCTCAAGTCTGTGCTAGAATGTATTGGTTGGAAGCATGAGCGTACTGGTTCACTAAGTAGTTTCTTTTCTTAATTATGGGTTTTCTTAACAAAGTTATCAAGGAGTTAGACAATGAATTTGCGTCAATCGTTGATGAAGGCATCGCCGCTGGGGACTGTGATTCGTTTGTGGACACTGGTTCTTATATTCTCAACGCTCTATGTAGCGGGAGCATTTTTGGTGGTCTCCCACAAAATAAAGTCACTGCCCTCGCAGGGGAGTCCAGCACAGGTAAAACCTTCTTCGCCCTCTCAATTGTAAAGAATTTTCTTGAGCAGAATGCTGATGGAGAAGTTGTTTACTTTGAGTCTGAGTCTGCTATTTCTAAGGACATGATGGAGACTCGCGGCATTGATGTGAAGCGAGTTGGTCTGGTTCCTGTGACTACGGTTCAGGAGTTTCGTACTCAGAGTATTAAATTGGTTGATGAGTTTATGAAGATTAAGAAGGAGGATCGCCCTCCGCTTCTTTTTGTGTTAGACTCTCTGGGTATGCTATCCACCACTAAAGAAGTGCAGGATGCTACTGACGGCAAGGAGACCCGTGACATGACCCGTGCTCAGGTGATTAAATCTATCTTTAGGATTCTTTCATTGAAACTGGGTCAAGCAGGTATCCCCCTGATTGTTACTAACCACACTTACGAAGTTGTTGGTGCCTACGTTCCCACCAAGGAGATGGGCGGCGGTACTGGTCTGAAGTATGCTGCTTCTAGCATCCTCTTCCTCTCCAAGAAGAAGGAGAAGGATGGTACTGAGCAAGTTGGTAACATTATTAAAGTGAGAGCGCATAAGTCTCGCTTTACGAAAGAAAACTCTGATGTAGAAACGAGGTTATTTTTTGACGAACGAGGTCTTGATAAGTATTACGGACTACTGGAACTGGGTCAACAGTACGGAGTCTTTGAGCGTGTGGGTAACCGTGTTAAGACTGAGCATGGTAATGTATATCCTTCTGCTATCTACAAAGATCCTGAGAAGTATTTCACTCCAGAAATCCTCCAAGCACTTGACGAGTGCGCCCGAAAAGAGTTCTGCTACGGATCTTAATGGAAGTAATTGAGAGTACAATCTTAAAGAATCTTCTGAACAATGAAACTTATATGCGTAAGGTTATTCCTTACGTTAAGTCTGAATATTTTACTCAGTATTCAGATAAAGTTCTTTTTGATATCATCAATGATTTTGTAGTTTCGTATGGTCATTCGCCAACGAAAGAAGTCCTTCGCATTGAGGTTGATAATCGTAAAGATTTGAATGAAGATTCTTATAAAGAGTTACAACTAAAAATTCAAGACATTGACAACACAGATGTAGACAGTCAATGGATTCTGGACTCCACTGAGAAGTGGTGTAAACAACGTGCAGTTTACTTAGCACTACTGGATAGTGTGAAGATTGCTGATGGTGGAGATGATAAAAGAACTCCTGATGCAATTCCTGCAATCCTGCAGGAAGCACTCGCTGTTTCTTTTGATGATCATATCGGACACGACTACATAGAAGATTATGAAGATCGTTACGAGTTCTATCACAGAAATGAAAACAAACTTCCGTTTGATCTGTCACTCTTCAATAAGATTACGAAGGGTGGTATTCCTAATAAAACTCTTAACGTGGCACTTGCTGGTACTGGCGTGGGTAAATCTTTGTTTATGTGCCACATGGCATCAGCGTCACTCCTTCAAGGCAAGAATGTCTTATATATCACACTGGAAATGGCAGAGGAGAAGATCGCTGAACGTATTGACGCGAACCTTCTTAATGTAAATATCAAAGATATTGAAGATCTGCCAGAACAATTATTTGAATCTAAAGTTACACGTCTAGCACAGAAGACTAATGGCAAACTTATTATTAAAGAGTATCCGACAGCATCCGCACACTCTAATCACTTTAAGGCACTACTCAATGATCTATCACTTAAGAAGAGTTTTAAGCCCGACATCATCTTTATTGATTACCTCAACATCTGTGCATCATCACGATACAAAGGAGCACTAGTTAATTCTTACACTTATGTTAAAGCGATTGCGGAAGAACTTAGAGGTCTTGCTGTTGAGTTTGATCTCCCTATTGTTAGTGCCACTCAGACTACTCGTTCTGGGTATGGCAGCACTGATGTTGATCTTACTGATACCTCTGAATCTTTTGGACTACCTGCTACTGCAGACTTCATGTTCGCTCTTATTGCTTCAGAAGAACTTGAAGCGATTAACCAGATCATGGTTAAACAACTCAAGAACAGATACAACGATCTGAACATGTTCAAAAGATTTGTCGTGGGTATTGACAGATCCAAGATGAGATTGTATGATGTAGAGGATTCTGCTCAGACCGACATTGTTGATTCTGGACAGGAACAATATGACTTTGAGGAAATCGCCAAGTCTCAAAGTACATCCAAGGCGAAGTTCACTGAATTTAATTTTAATTGATATGACCATTGATCTTAACAAGTATGTTGAGTTTGTAGATAGCACTACTTCTAATCCTAGTAAGGACCACGATGCTTTCATTTATCGCCTTCAAGAACTTGAAGGGCAGGGTTTCCCTACTGAGCGTCTGATGACTGCTGCTGTGGGTATGTCTGCTGAAGCAGGTGAGTTCACTGAGATTGTGAAGAAGATGGTCTTCCAAGGCAAACCTGTTAACGATGAAAATCTTTTTCATCTAAAACGAGAACTTGGTGACATCATGTGGTATGTCTCTCAAGCATGTCTGGGTCTTGACATTTCACTTGAAGAAGTTATTCAGATGAACTTTGAAAAACTGACTGCCCGTTACCCCGAAGGAGCATTCAGTATTGACCGCTCGGAAAACCGAGTAGCAGGCGATCTATGAAGATAAAAGTTCTTGATAATTTTTTACCCCATCACCAATACGAACAGTTATCCTCAGTAGTTAACGATAAATTGTATTGGAGTTGGTGTCCTAACATCACCGAGAGGGGAATTCCTGATAGCAAAGAGCGTGGGCAATTTGTTCATATGCTTTATGATATTAATGTAGGAATATCAAGTAACTTTTATCCTGAAATTGATCCCATCATACAAAAGTTTGCTATGCTCTTTGCTAAAACGCATAGACATATCATTCTCTATCGTGCAAAAGTAAATTTGAATCCCCGAGAAGAAGGAAACTATCAACTCGGAAACTATCATGTTGATTTTGACTACGATTGTATGACAGCAATTTACTATGTTAATAGTAATAATGGATACACTAAATTTAAGGATGGCACCGAAGTAGATTCTGTTGAAAATAGAATGGTTTTATTTAAATCTCATCATGAGCATGTTGGATTCACATGTTCTGATGAGAAGTGTAGACTACTAATCAATTTTAACTTCGCTGTTCCGAATAAATAACCCCGTAAGGGGGTTTTTTAATGGCATATAATCTTATCCCATCAACTTTTTCTGAAGCAGGAAAGTCAGTAAAGCATATGGAAGATCCTGTGGCGAAAGAATCTCTTCGCCTGTGGAATTATTTGAATGAGAACTACGGAAATATTTTACCAAACCCTTTAGCATTTGATCCCACAAATAAATCAAATGTGAAAATTGCAAGAGCATTGAAGGATGATATAGCACTTGCTGAACTTAAGAGAAAATTAAAAATTACTAAACTCAAAATGAGTTGGGGTGATGGTAGTAGAGGAAATCGCGGGACGGGAAATACTGGTAACTTGTTTGAACAACAACTTGAAAGAGGACTCAATGATTGGATTGAGACTGGTGAATACTCCAATAATACATACAAAAATTTTATCGCTGATTTGATCAAGACTTATAATCTTGATGATTGTTCTTTTGTTTTGGTTAATGAGGGTCCTCAGAATAAACCAAGACCGATTTCATTTGAGGGCAATGGATGGAAGATCGGAGAAGCTACGGCATCAAATTATGATATTGGTCACATCGTTACTGACCTCACATTAGAAACAAAGTGTAAGGGGCAGGCAGATAGAACCATCTATCTTTCACTAAAGAAGGGTGGGACAACAACGATGTCTAACTTAGGACTTAAGAAAATATTTACTAAAGATGAGATTCAAGCAGGAAATATTACTAATAGAACTGGATTGAAAATTCTAGAAACTTTTGGTATTGATAATGAAAGATTCTGTGCAATCTTTAATGAAGCATATAAAGGTGAAGTTGTTAGTGGTGGCAATGACAACAATCCTAAATTTAATAGAACATTGCTGCAGAGTATGATTCGTGGTTCTATTGGTTATGGGTATCATTATACACATAAGGAGAGAGGAAATACTATTAAAAATTTCCCTATGACCAAACAAATATGTGACTCATCAACAACTGTGAACAATGTTATAGTTCACTATGGTGGAAAGACTGGAACTGGGCAGCGTGTTGATATTACAGTGAAGACCCCAGCGATGGAACTTAAGTTTAATATTCGTGATACGAGCGGAAGTCCAGACCCCTGGCCAGATAAGTTGCAATCTGGATATAAGTTCAATATGGAAACTGTTTATAGCATTCCTTCAGACGGATACGACGACTAATGGCAAACGTAACACAACTAAAACACTTAGAACATTTGGAAGATGAGATGCTGAACTATGGTTCAGAGGGATGCGCTGCTGCAGTATCTTTTCTCAAAGAACTGACCAAGATGTTGGGACAACAGGATTCTGCTGGATTTATGCAAACAAAATGGGATGGAGCACCGTCTCTTATCTGTGGCACGGATCCAAATACTGGTATGTTTTTTGTCGGTACTAAATCTGTATTCGCAAAAAATCCTAAAATTTGCTATGCCCCAGAAGATGTTGATCTTTATTATGAAGGAGATCTTGCAGAGAAGTTGAAATTTTCTTTGAAGTATTTCTCAAAACTTAGAATGAATGGTATCTTCCAGGGAGATCTTTTATTTACTAAGTCTACTTTGAAGAGGGAAACTATTGATGGCGAGCAACTTTATACATTTAGACCCAACACCATCACATATGGTATTCCAGTAGATCATCCTATAGGGCAGGCAGCAGGTCGTGCTCAGATTGGTGTAGTCTTTCATACTCATTATTCTGGGACAGATTTTCAATCTATGCAGGCACTTGCTGGTGCAAACATTGAAGGTTCTGCTGATGCTTTGGTTGTAAAAAATGATACTCCAATGCATAAAGTTGGATTTGATAGAGCAGAGATGGTGAGATTTAATAATTATATTTCTAAGATTGAACGTATGTGTGGTATCTGTGGAGATTTTCTTGATGAATTAGTTGGTGTAAGTGGTAGTACTGGTGATGCGAAGTTCCACATTTCTACATTCTTGAAACCATATTTTAATGATCAGATTAAAAATGCTCGTAGTATCAGTAATGTTGATGAAGCACTATATGATCTAGCAAACTTCTATCATGCTAAGACTAGCAAGGAACTTGCTAAGATTAAGACAGCAGCAAACCTTACTAAGAAACGTAATCTTGTTTACCAAAGTGAAAAATATCTTGTAGATAATGTCTATAAGTTTAAATCTTTGCTTGCCTTATATAAAGAAATGCAGGCAGTGAAGCAAATGGTTATAGATAAATTAGATAAACTTGAAACATTCAGGACATTTGTTCAGACAGATAAGGGTTACAAAGTAACTACTCCTGAAGGATATGTTATGCATAAAGACGGAGACATGATTAAGTTCGTGAATCGTCTTGAGTTTGCGTACAACAATTTCACTCTTCAGAAACAATGGCGTTAGACGGAAAGACTTGTTATTTTACATTTGGTAGATTTCAACCAGCAACCACTGGACATAAAGAAAACTTTGCTGGCGTAAAGAGAGCAGCAGGGACTAATGACTATCGTATCTACATTTCTCAGACTGTAGATAAGAAGGGAAGTAATCCTCTTCCTCCTGATAGGAAACTACATTATATGAATCTATCTTTTCCTGAACATAAAGGAAAGATTTACTCTGGTCCTAGAGATCCTGTTGCTATTTTGCAGGACATTATGATGGCAGGATATGATGAGGTGGTATTCCTTGTAGGTTCCGATAGAGTTTCTGCTATGCAATTCCTACACAGATATAATGGAAAGGATTTTTCTTTCCGAAATATTGAGATTAAATCCTCTGGCAGTAGAGATGCTGATGGTGATACATTTGCTATCTCTGGAACTAAGATGAGACGTGCTGCTGCAGCAGGAGATTTTACTACATTTAGGAAAGGTATTCCTACTGCACTGAGAGATAATGATTGCAAAAAATTGATGCAGGAGATTGCAAACAATCTGCCTGCTAATTTTAAATAATAAATAGTTTGATAGAATCTAAGTATTAATGTACAACTTTTCAGAATACACTCAGAAGGTTTACATCCGTGAACAATATTATAACGATGAGATCTTCCCAGAAGGGATGAAAGTTCGTAATGGAAATGATCAGGTCGGCACTATTATCAGGCGTGGACCAAACTATGTCATCTGCTTAGATGAAAATCATAAGACATTTAGAAGTTGGATTTCTGACATCAGTGAGGTTCATGAACTTGGCACTGATGAGACCAGAGAGTATCTTCAGGATCTTACTCCTGGTCAGAAGAAGGAAAGATATGGCAAGACCAAGACTCCAGAATGGTCTACTATGATAAATAATAAAAGAAAAAGTACCCAGAAAGAAATGTACAACGATAGTTATTCAGAATCATTAATCAAACGTACTGCCTCAGGTATTAGTGGAGGAGAGTGCTACGGTGAAGTTGAAAACAAGCAGGAAGTATCAGATGAGTTCACATCATCATTGATGGATGCTGCTGTTGCTAATCTTTCTAGAGGCGGAATCTTTGAAGGCAGCATGAAGCAAGCACGCAAGAATGTTGGTGCTGACAAATGCTGGGATGGTTATAAAGCAAAGGGTACGAAGAACAAGGGCGGTAAGGTTGTTCCTAACTGCGTTAAAGAAGAGGGTCTTGATGAGAAAAAACTTGATCCAGTCGGTAAGGAAGATGGTGATGTAGATAATGACGGTGATAAGGATTCTTCAGACAAGTATCTGATGAAGCGTCGTAAGGCAATCGGTAAAGCAATCGGAATGAAGAAGGAAGAGCGTTCTGATTGGCGTAAGGAGATGGGTCTTGAAGAAGCAAAAAAGTGTAATGCTACTCCCGAAGGAACTGACTGTCCTGAGCACGGCAAAGAGTGCTGCCCCACAGTAGATGAGGGTTGTGGTTGTGACGGTGGTAGCAAGAAAGCAAAAAAGTATTGAGTCAGGAGGAGGCACCTCCTGGCAAAAAATTTGAAAGAATGGTGAAGCATATCAAAAAAGGATATGCTAAGGATGGTAAGTTAACGAAGGACGAAAAATCTATTGCTTATGCAACTGCATGGAAGCATAAAAATAAGAATAAATAGTTCATGCACTATGCCATGAACCAATGCTCGCCTTTTTACTCCCACTCGCATCCAAAATTGTTTCTGATGCTGTTGCCAAGATCCCTGAGAACGAGGAACTTGGAGAAAAGTTAGTTGAACTTTGTCTTCTTATCTTGAAGAAGGCAGTTACTTTGACTAAGACTGATATGGACGATCAACTCCTCGCGATTGTTGAGAAAGCAATCCTTGCTAGAGAAGAAGAACCAGCAGCAGAAGAGTGATATCAACTCACAACTAGATTTTTTGGGGAGCATGACTCCCCTTTTTTTATAAATAAAAAAAGATTAACGAACTTTATAGGGAATTCACATGGCGTTATACGGAAGAACTGATTCCAACGCAAACAAGACTAAAGTTGAAGCTACTCGCGGCAATGGTCCTGCCAGTGCTAGCAGTGATATGACTGTAGTCTTTGTTGACGAACAGGAAGCAGCACTTGCTGAGAACAAAGCAAGAGGAATTAATGGTCCTGGTTGGTGGAACTTCCACACTTATGCACAGGGCAGCGTTACTCGCACCAAAGCTGAGTGCTTAGCATTCATCACTGGTCCTGATCTCAACGCTAATGAGACTCAGCCAGACGACGCAATCGCAGCAGATTACACAATCGCTATTGATTCTCAACCAGCTGCTGCTAGCGTAACTGCTCCTGCCGCTGCTCAGTTTGTAGTTGCTGCTAGCACAACACCTGCTGGTGGAACACTGACCTTCCAGTGGCAAGAGTCTACTGATGGTGGCACTACCTTCGCCAATCTTGCTGAAGCTGGTGTCTACAGTGGCACAACTGCAAGCACTCTGGACATTTCAGACTCTACTGGACTGGATACATATCAGTACAGAGTCGTTGTTTCCAACACTGGTGCTTCTACTGACGTAACCTCCGACGCTGCTACCCTTACTGTCGCCTGATGAATAAATGAGATTTGATGAACTGAATGAAGATAACTATATCTTCTTTGCGATTAAATATTACAACAATCCACACTGCACAACGAAAGAGGAATTTGATGAAGACCTGAAAAGGTTTAAGTATGTCAAAAAATTGATACGAAAGTATCTGAATAGTGGTATACTTAAGCATCATTTAATACTTAATCATATGATTATTCTGTTTAATGTATTCAATGATGCCACAGTTCCTCTTTTATTCTATAAGATTGAAAGTAATTGTTGGCCAGTTCTCAAATCTTTTTTAGAATATCTGGACAGACTACCACCAAACTATATGTCTGAGGTAGAATCTGACTGTAAGTGTTTAGAAGAACTAAATAAGATATGAAAAACATCAGAAAACTTCTACAACAAGCAAGATACTCCATGTGGGAGGAACCTACTATGTCAGTAGGGACTGGTGCTAACTTAGCACTACCTCCAGCACATGAACCTCCTGGTATTCCTGCGAGTAAAAAGAAGAAAAAAAAGTATGATGGTAGAACTAAAGCAGGTCGTAAACTTGTAAACCGTATCCTATCCAACCGAGACAAGAGGGCAAAGAAAAAAATGGCACAAGAACAACACATTATTGAGGCAGACGAGAAACAACAGGGAACCTCTGACACTGAACGTGCTCAGAAACAAATTGCCCAACAAAAGAAACTGAACAAACAAAGAGAAGTTCAGAAGAAGGCACAAGATGCCAAAGAGAAGATGGGTAATAAGACCAAAGAAATGGATACCCTGATGAAGGCACGTCTGTCGGACTTCAGAAAGAAGGCATCAGATAAGAATAAGAGACTTCAGACTCAGAAAGAATCTATTGAAGAGGCAGCAGGCACCCAGGCACCTGGAGTAGAAGTTCTTGGCACCCTGATGAAACTTGCTCAGGAATCTACTTATGGCAATCAAGAAGTAGAAGGTCACGTTCAGTTTAGAGACGGTCGTTCACTTAGAGTCAACACTGATGTTGCTAAGAGAATGGTCGCTACCTTTGAGGGACTTGATCCTGCCCGTCAGGATATGTATCGTTTCCTCATGAACAAGAGCGTTGAAGACTTCCTGAAGGTGATGCAGTTCAATCCGAACAATATGTAAGATGGCATTCGGTCTTCAAAAATTAGCGGTTCTTGAATCCAAACTCAGCATTTATGAAGATCTCTCCAAAGAGATGCTTGACAAACTTGAAAAGGCAGTCGGGACTATCTCGGAAAACAGTAATAAGATTGCTGTGATTTTAGAGCGTCATGAGAATAGACTAGATGAAAGCGAGAGGGCAGACAAATTGATTATCGGTATGTTGGAAGAGATGAAAGTAAGGCATGAAAAGGATAATGAAACTATCCACAGCAGAGTGTCTGCTCTTCAAAAGAAAGTAGATGCCAATGCTAAGTTTGTGATTGGTGCTGGTGCTGTTCTTGCTACCCTTGTGGCAGTGTTACAAGTGGTCCCACCGATCATTAAAGTCTTGACACCACCCAGTAATTCTGTTAGTATGACTGCAAATGAAGTAGTCTTACAGCATGAGCTTTCTTGATGCTAAGTACATCAATCTAGTTTCTCCTCAGTTAATTAAATTTTCAAAGAAGAAGACAGATCTTTATACATTCAGATGCCCCTACTGTGGTGATTCGTCAAAGAATCGCAACAAAACCAGGGGTTATTTTTATCGCAAACGTAATGACTTCTTCTTCAAATGCCACAACTGTGGCGTCGGCAGAACCCTCTCAAATTTCCTGAAGGATCACAACACCCTTTTACATGATGAGTACGTTCTGGAGCGATATAAGGACGGTCTCACAGGCAAAGGAAGTAACACACCAGAACCTGATTTCAAACTTCCGTCACCAAACTTTGACAAAAGTATTTTTTCAGATCTTAAAAAAGTCTCAATTCTAAATACTACACACACAGCAAAACTGTACCTCTCTCAAAGACAAATACCAGAGAAATTTTTCTCAATATTCTACTACGCAGAGGACTTTAATGCTTGGGCAAAACTCAGTAATAATGTCAAAGAATCTAGAATTATCATCCCCCTAATATCAGATGACGGAAAGGTTTTCGGGTATCAGGGAAGATCCTTAGAAAAGAATTCTAAGTTGAGATATATCACCACAATTTTAAATAAGAACTACCCAAAGATTTTTGGGTTAGATAGAGTACAAAAATCTAAAACTGTCTATGTCACCGAAGGACCATTTGATTCCCTATTCTTATCAAACTCCATCGCCATGTGTGGATCTGATGTTACCATGGATAGCACTGACTACAGTGACCTTGTTTATGTTTTGGACAACGAACCAAGAAACAAAGAAATCGTATCTAAGTATGAAAACTTAATTGACAAAGGAAATAAGATTGTGATCTGGCCAAGTTCAGTAAGAGAGAAGGATCTCAATGACATGGCATTGTCTGGACACGACGTTCAGAGTGTGGTAGAATCAAATATCTACCAAGGACTAGAAGCAAACCTCAAATTAAACGCCTGGAAAAAAGTATGAGCAACGGAATCAAAGTAGTAAAACGAGACGGGGGAATTGAATCTTTAAATCTAGAAAAAATCCATAGCATGGTGGACTGTGCTTGTGGTGGACTCTCTGGAGTTTCTGCGAGTCAGGTAGAAATGAACTCTGGTATTCAATTCTTTGATGGCATCTCCACAGAACAGATTCAGGAGATTCTGATTCGTTCTGCTAGTGATTTGATTAGTCTTGATAATCCTAACTATCAGTTTGTTGCAGCACGGTTGCTTTTATTTGGTCTGTATAAAGAAGTTCTTGGACCAGAATGGAAGCATGGTTTCCCTTCAGTGAAGGATCATGTGAAAGCTGGTGTTGATGCTGGCATCTATGATTCACAACTGTATGTAAAGTACACTTCTGAAGAATGGGATAAGATCAATACATATGTTGATCACGGTCGTGATTATCTTTTCACTTATGCTGGTCTCCGTCAAGTTGTAGATAAATATCTTGTACAAGATAGAAGCAACAATAAGATTTTTGAGATTCCTCAGTATGCTTACATCTTAGTTGCTGCAACAATTTTCGGAGATTATCCAGCGGAAACTCGCTTGGATTATGTGAAGAGATATTATGACGCAATCTCAAAGCATAAGATAAATGTCCCAACACCAATCCTGGCAGGAGTCAGAACTCCTCTACGTCAGTTCGCGTCTTGTGTTCTGGTTGATTCTGACGACACCCTGGATAGTATTTTTACTTCTGATATGGCCATCGGTCGTTATGTCGCACAGAGGGCTGGTATTGGTATCAACGCAGGCAGAATCCGTGGCATCAACAGTAAAATCAGAGGCGGAGAAGTACAGCACACTGGTGTTATTCCTTTCCTTAAAAAGTTTGAATCAACTGTACGATGCTGCACCCAGAATGGAATCCGTGGTGGATCAGCAACTGTCCACTTTCCGATCTGGCATCAGGAAATTGAAGACATTCTTGTTCTGAAGAACAATAAAGGATCAGAAGATAATCGTGTCAGAAAACTTGACTACTCAATCCAAATCAGCAAACTCTTCTACGAGCGATTCATTCAGAATGGAGAGATCTCCCTCTTCAGTCCGCACGACGTTCCTGGTTTGTACGATGCTTTTGGTACTCCTGGATTTGACGACATGTATATGGGTTATGAACGAGATGACTCTATTCCAAGAAAAACTATCGGAGCTCAAGAACTCATTCTGGACCTCCTGAAGGAGAGAGCAGAGACTGGTCGTGTTTATATCATGAACATTGACCACTGCAACAGTCATTCTTCATTCAAGGATAAAGTTAACATGTCTAATCTCTGTCAAGAGATTACACTTCCCACTAAACCTCTGAGTCATATTGATGATCCTGAGGGAGAGATTGCTCTGTGCATTCTTTCTGCTGTCAATATTGGTAAACTTCGTCACATTGAAGAGTTGGAAGATCTCTGTGATCTTTCTGTCCGTGGTCTGGAAGAACTGATTGACTATCAGAAGTATCCTGTAATCGCTGCAGAACGCTCTACGAAGGCACGTCGTTCGCTTGGTATTGGTTATATTGGTTTGGCACATTATCTTGCCAAGAACGGTTATAGTTATGAGGATCCAGATGCATTGACTGAGATCCATAAGTTGACAGAAGCATTCCAATACTTCCTTCTTAAGTCTTCTAATGAGATTGCTAAAGAGAAGGGAGCATGTGAATACTTTGATCGTACTAAGTATTCTGATGGAATTCTTCCAATTGATACATATAAGAGCGACATTGACGAACTAGTAGAACCAACTTATGTCTATGATTGGGAGAGTCTTAGACAGTCTATCCTGGAACACGGATTACGGCACTCAACACTGTCCGCACAGATGCCTTCAGAGAGCAGTTCCGTTGTGTCAAATGCCACAAACGGAATTGAACCACCCCGTGATTTCTTGTCCATTAAGAAATCAAAGAAGGGACCTCTTAAGCAGATTGTTCCTCAGTACACCACGCTGAAGAATAATTACACATTGCTTTGGGAGATGAGTTCTAACGCTGGATACATTAAATGTATTGCAGTGATTCAAAAGTTCTTTGATCAGGCAATCTCAGGTAACTGGAGTTATAATCCAGAACACTATGATGATAATGAAGTTCCTGTATCTGTAATGGCACAAGATTTTCTTACCACTTACAAGTATGGTTGGAAAACCTCGTACTACCAGAACACTTATGACATCAAGACCGACGAGTATAAGGAGGACAATAACAAGTTAGCAGCACAAAAATTAGTAGAAAGTATTTTAAGTTCATCACCCACGGAGGAAGAAGCCTGTGACAGCTGTGCAATTTAAGACCCTTTCCGATGACGTTGATGTCAAAGGAATGACAGTTTTTAATAAAGGTAAAGTTGATTCAAAGAAACAACCGATGTTCTTCGGTGCTCCTTTGGGCATTCAACGTTACGATTCTTACAAGTATCCTGTGTTTGATAAACTCACACAGACACAATTAGGATACTTCTGGCGTCCCGAAGAGGTATCGCTACAGAAAGATCGCGCTGATTATCAGAGTTTGCGTCCAGAACAAAAGCACATCTTCACAAGCAATCTTAAGTATCAGATTCTTCTTGACTCGGTTCAGGGTCGTGGTCCTGGTATGGCATTCATTCCATATTGCTCTCTTCCTGAACTGGAAGCATGTATGGAAGTATGGGGATTCATGGAGATGATTCACAGTCGCTCCTACACATACATTATCAAAAATGTATATGCAGACCCCTCTGAAATTTTTGACACCATTCTAGACGATCAGATGATCCTCTCACGGGCAGAGAGTGTTACTGAGGCATACAATGACTTCATTAATGAAGCACAAATGTATGGAAGCAGCAACATGTGGCAGCATAACCTTGACGGTGTACCATCTGCCCAGTATACTTTGTATGAACTTAAGCGCAAACTCTATCGCGCTGTAATGAATGTCAACATCCTGGAAGGAATCCGATTCTATGTCTCGTTCGCCTGCTCGTTTGCTTTTGGAGAGCTTAAGCTCATGGAGGGATCCGCTAAAATCATCTCTCTCATCGCAAGAGACGAAAACCAACATCTTGTTCTTACACAGAACATTATCAATAAATGGAATCAAGGAGACGATCCAGACATGCTTCAGATCGCCAAAGAAGAAGAGGAATGGGTAAAGGAAACTTTCCAGAAAGCGGTGACTGAAGAGAAAGCATGGGCGGAGTATCTGTTCAAAGATGGATCCATGATCGGTCTTAATGCTAAACTTTTAACTCAGTACGTTGAGTGGGTTGCTAACCGTCGCATGAAAGCGATTGGTATCAAACCTATGTTTGATATTCCTGCAAAGAACAATCCTCTGCCCTGGACAGAGCATTGGATCTCATCTAAGGGTCTTCAGGTTGCTCCTCAGGAAACTGAAGTTGAAAGTTACATTGTAGGAGGAATCAAGCAAGATGTTAAAAAAGATACTTTCGCTGGTTTTCAACTATGATGCCCGAGTGGAAAAGGAAAGCACTGGCAGATCCAGATCTACCAGAGAGTCACTGGCAGGTCCTGAGACTGGGACCGACCAGTCTAGCAGAAGCATTTATTCTGCAGGCAATCAAATGGAAATACCAGATCCGTGGGATGACCCACTGATGTAGTCTAAATACCTTCATCTTATGATGGGGGTATTTTTGTATGAAGGCACAGTCTGCGAAAGCAAAAGGCAGACGGTTGCAACAGTGGGTGAGAGATAAACTTATTGAAGCACTAGACATTCATCCTGAGGATATTGAATCTCGTAGCATGGGTGCTGGTGGAGAAGATTTAATTATGGCGCGAGCAGCACGTCAAAAGTTTCCACATAGCATAGAATGCAAGAATGTGGAGAAACTAAATATCTGGGAGGCATACGAACAGTCTGCTTCCAACTGCGGTGATTACGAACCAATTGTTGTTATCAAAAAAAATGGTAAGAAACCTCTGGTAGTAGTTGACGCTGAATACTTTATACAATTATTTGAGGGTAAATCATGAGTAACAATCTTTGGAATGCCATTCTTGCTGGAGCACTTTTTGGTGCTGCTCACAGTATGACAGTTCCTGTTATGGCAGATCATACTAGGGGTCACATTAAAGGGTATCGCACCATGGATTCCTTGGGATGTTTAATCGTCGGGGAGTGTACCGATAATGTTAGACGAATCAAAAGTATCAGTGATATTACTCGCGAGTATCCCGATAGCGATTTTAGTTCTGTTGCTGACGAATTCAACAGTATTATCAAAGCTTTTGATCGCATCGGAGTTGGTGTATTTCTAGCAGATGAGAAGTATTTTCCACCAGGACATCGTGGAGTATATCATACTGTTAGTAATAACTTTTATTTGAACGAGTCATTTATGAATCGTCAAAATATACTTATGAGTGTCACACGCCACGAAGGTTGGCACGCCGCACAAGATTGCATGGCAGGTACAATCAAGAATAGTTTGATTGCTATTATCAAACCTGAAGAAGAAGTGCCTATGGTCTGGCGTGTAATGGCAAAGCGCACATATCCCAAGTCTGCTGTGCCCTGGGAGGCAGAAGCAGGATGGGCAGGACGCACCGAAGGTATGACTGCCAAAGCATTGGATGCATGTGCAGCAGGTGAGATGTGGAAAGTTTATCCTCCAACACCATTAACCAAGAAGTGGTTAATGGAAGAAGGTTATATTACTAAATAGAAGAGCCTTGCATTCTACATATGGCTGATACTAAGCCTAAGGTAGAGAAGGAAGACGATGATGATAAGAGTGAAGTTCTTGGTAATTTAGTGAAAGTAGTTGTACTTATATGGTCTGCCTCTCTCCTGACATTCAGTTACGTTAGACTTCCAAATGGTCAAAAGATTTTAGATTTTGATCCCACATTCATCGCATCCGTGTTTTCTGGATCTTTAGCTGCGTTCGGACTGTCTCCTGCTAAGTCGGGTGGTGGTAGCGGTGCATCTGCTAAAAAGAAAAATGAAGAACCCCCTGTAGTTTCCGCTGTGGAGCCAAAGAAGTAATGCAAAAAGTAATTAATGTTATCGCTCTGTTATCTGGTCTGACTAGTGCTGCCATCATCGGTGGTGGTGTTTATGTTTACATGAATCAAGAAGCATGGCAAGAGCAAGCTAAAGAAAGACTTGCTGAAGTAATTGCTGAGGGTATCACTAGTGCTCTCCCTGGATTACTGGACTCTGCAATGCCTGAAATTCCTGAAGTTCCAGCACTTCCAGAAAAAACTGGTGGTCCTATTCCATTCTGATCATGCCCAGAAGATCACTCAATCTACCACCAATTCCAGAGGAGGAAACTATGGATAAACCAAACAGATCGTATTTAAAGTGGACTGCTGTTGGTCTTGGTGGTTTGATTGCAGTGGCACATATTGGTGTTCTTGGACATCTAATTAAAAGAGAACCACCAGTTAGACAAGTCCCCACAATTAATATCCCTCGCGGTCCATACTCTTCTTATAAGATTACTGCAGGGAAAGAAGGTTATACAATTGAATATCGTGCAGATGATCCCAAAGTATTGGAATCAGAAAGATCTTTGGATGTTGATAGAAACAAAAAAGGACTCTTTGGCGGAGGAACTGAGCAGCGAACCGAGTATCGCCGTGATGAATATACTAGAGAGGGCACACGCAACCTAGGAGGCGCTGCAGTAGACAGCGAGGGAAAGTCTGCAAAGGACGTAGAGTGTTTGATCGCGGACGCTGGAGCACGATCACAAGGTGCAATGGCAGGAACCGCAATTAGCACTGGAGTTCTTGTTCCTGCTGTAATGAACATTCCATACATTGGTTGGTTAGCTGCAGGATGGGCAACTCTTCTTGGTAAACAAGTAGGAGAAACTGTTGGATCTGAAATTGGTAGTGCTCTTAATGATTGCTGATGGAAATTAGGGAGATTAGATTAAACACTATAAACCTTAGAGATATCAGTATTCAGGATATTGAAATACCAGATTGGACTAAGCAGTATCCGACTGCTCTTCCGATCAATCCACCCGTGACACTTGATATTGGTCTTCCTATTGTCAATATTCCTGGATGTGTTGAGGCACATGAATCAAACAATCCCAGGAATGAAAAACTTATAGACGATGATGATAATGGGATGTTAGTATTTTGTGATGGATCTATGCCATCATTTAATCCTATTCAGTATGAACCAGAGAACCTTGTTCCAACTAGAAAAGATAAATTTTCTGGAGTTGATACCAGAGATAAAACTAAAAAAGAAGAAACACAACAGACACCAGAAGTTCCTAAGACCGAAGGACCGCCAGTAGTTCCTCCTTCAACTGCTAAAGTTCAATGTCCTACTAATAAACAGTTAAAGGAAGAACCTGTTGGATTTATTTTTGATAGTGGTAGAAAAGTTGTTACTGGATATGAGTTAGATGGAACTCAGTGTATCAGAGTGGTTGAAGATGTTCCAATTATTCAGCAGGCTATAAATGGATTACCCCCAACGGCGACCGTAATCACCACTGGGGGTATTGCTGTGGTTGCCACCACATCTGCATTGTTAGCAAAACCTTTTGCGGACATACTACTGAAAGTAATTAAACCAACAGTGAAGAAAGTTATGAAAAAGATTGCTGCTATTCGTGGGAAGAAACCAAAGGTTGAGTCTGTAAGGGAGCGCCGAGCAGAGCAGCGTCTGAGGAATGAAGCGATTGCAAAGCTTCGTTCTGTTGCGGCGAAGAGTCAGAAGAAGAAGGGATAGTATGTCGGTGAGGTTTGATGTAAGTTACATCTCTCACTACGACATCAGCACATACTTTATACATAGGACTCTTGGGATGAAAACTAATCCCTTCCTTAATTAAATTACCACAATTCTTGAGTCTCGCAATCTCAAAGTCTAATCTTTTATTAGCAGTAAGTTGTTTCTGTAGTTCAATCTGTGTTGCAGCAGCTTCCTTACATTGTTCTTGTAGTTTCTTATCTAATGGTCTGGACCATGTAGCAGAGAAACCAATACCCAGACTATAATTATCTTTCTGTCCTGTTCTAGTTTTCTTTCTGAAAAGAACATCGCCAGGATTATCAATCAATCCATCATCGTCTATATCACTGATATCATATACTGGATCCCAATAGTATGGTTCATATGGTTTAGAAGCTGATGCTGTTCCAGTTACATATGGCGTTAAGTTTAGTGTGGGACCCTGGCACTGGATCCCGCCCCCATATGTGTTCGTAATATATGGACCTTGCAACACTTGAATTGCTTGGTTTGTGACGCTACCACTACTATTAGCAACAGGAGAAGCGGTAGCAGAGACCCCGCCAACAGTTTCTGCCAAAGTGGTAGATGGGAATGCAAAACTAAGACCTATTGCGAGAAGATACTTGTAGTGTCGGTTACGCTTGTGACTTCTGTTGTTCTTTGAATAATTGTTTGATTGCTCAGACCAGGACCTTTGTACGTTTCTGTGAACTGAAACGCTGCTCCTGGTGTCGTCTGTGTGAATGCTGGTTTGCTTGTGATTCCAGTCCATGATGATGTCACTCCATCTATAGTTACATTAGTTGCTCCAGTTCCTGGAGATAAATTTCCATTGACTGTAACACCAGATCCTGTAGCAGAATATTGGTATCCAGTGTTGTAATCCATTGAATTTATAGTCTCAGTTATTTTCTGAGTTGTTTCTGTGTGACTCGTCATTGAGCCCTGTGAGAAATTCGGTACTACTGGAACTGCCTCTACTCGCCCAGAAAACAAAGCAGTGAGAGCAACAGTTGCAAAAACTGGTGCCGCTACAATCTGAGCAACGGCAACCAGTGGGATTCGGAAAACCATAACTAAGACCTCCCATTAGTCAATAACAGTGATCTCGGTCACGAATTGTCCTGTGGCAACAGTACCAGCACCACCAGCAGTCAATGCCATTGTGTGAGCATTATCAATCGTACCCGCTAGTGATCCAGCGGTTCCAGCTGTATAAGAAGTAACATTTCCGAAGTTGGGAATTGCACCTGTGGTAGCAGCAGAGGCAGGAATAGCATCACCTTGATTGTATGTAGCAGAGAAGGAGAAAGCATCACCATCTGTTGCTTGAGATGCTGTGACTACACTGGAAGCACCAGTGAAACCATCACTGGTCATCAGTACAGAGTTACCAACAACTCCAGTAGTGGTGCCGTCCGTAGTATTTACACCATTGCCAGCGATGGACATTGAATGTCCGATTCTTGTAGCAGTTGAACGAGCAGCATCAACAGTTAGTTGAACACTGGATGCGTGCTTAGTAACAATTCCGCCAGCATTTGCTGCACTTGCGGTCATCAGTAACATTCCAAAAGCAATAATTGCTTTTTTCATTATTCTCATGTTTTGTGTTCAACTTTATTTATATAGAGCACTATAGTTTGCCATGAACTTTAAATTAAAGTTCCTTTTGATCTTCTGATTTCTCTAAGTTCTTCAAAATTCTTTTGCTTAGTGCCACCGTCGTATGCCCATGCATACCCTTCGGTGATCATTTGTTCATTAAGGGACAACTCTGCGTCCCCAATGTAAAGCCAACCCAGAAGACGCCCATATTTCCCAACGCCACCAACAAGTTCAGTCCTGATAACAAGATCATCATCACCAGCCACCGCACTTTCCAGTTTTTCTTTGAGCCAGTTGGTTGCATCTTTTCCAAGCTCCTTTTCTTCTAAGTCTCTCGTTCTTTTTTCTGGCGTGTCCACACCAGCAACTCGTACTCTTTCTTTTTTATATAAGTCAAAACCGAGATCAATTGTGACATCAATCGTGTCTCCGTCTACGACTCTATTTATTTTCGTCACTCTGAAGTTGTAACAACTCTTCCTGTTCGGGGGTGTCATTGCTCCCATCTTCTAGTTCCTCGTATGCTAATTTCATAATTGTATATATGTAATAAGCAACGCCCGCTAGAAGAATAATCATGCACCAGATGATACTCCAGGTGACATCATTTACATCTTCTAGCGGGCGTAAAAACAAATTCATGGATTTCTTGGATCAATTCCAAGACTATCTAGGTATTCAATCCACCAATCAGGATCTTTTCGTTTCCATCCAGGAACATCTCTTTCTTGTTCTGAGTACCACTCATAGAGTGCTTCATCTATAGTCTGTGCGATCTCCATATTCCTCTTCCTCTTCATCAACATCAGCATATGCATTTGCCACGAAGGGTCCTCGTTCTCGTAAAGGTTCTTTTCTGACATAATCCTGTTCAGCATTAACGGCAGATACCCACACAGCAAGTTTCATTACTATGTAGATAATAATTAATGGCAAAAAACATCCAATTAAAATAATTGTTTTAGACATCTTCCTCGTCGTGATCGTAACTTAATCTACAATCCCAAAGATCTTCATCCCATTCAGGTTCATACATGGGACAAGGTTCTTCAAACAAATGACCCATTCTTAATTGTTTAATTCTTTCTCTGAGTCCTTTATAGAACTCTCTCTTCTCATCTGAATTCATTTGTGCTTGGTGGAGAACGGTTCCCAGTGCTCCCATCCATATTTATGGACAAGATGCATACCAATGATGGGAACGAAAACTAACATGAACCCCATGACACCTAAACACCATGGGGTATTCATCACTGCTCTCACAAATAATTGTACATGTGTCATAGTTTATGATTTTTAACTGACCATGTGATTTCCATTCCTACTGTAAGTAGAAGGATAAATGTAAAAATGAATACGGTGCTTATCATGCTGGATAATCCCACTTAGTAATAAAGTCTACTTTATGCTGTGGTCCCCATCCACCAGTGTAGATATAAGGAACAGTGCGAATTGGGCAAGAATCACCCGTACAGAGAAGATCATTAACGATTCTCCAAGATTCCATTACTTCTTCTGAATGAACAAAGTGTGATTGATCACCATTGATAGCATCATAAAGAAGTTTTTCATAACCATCTATTGCTCTGTCCTGTGGATAGGAGTGTGTGAGTGTAGCAAGTTCAACTTCATCGCCAAGACCAGGAGATTTGATGTCAATACTAATATCCAAATGAGGATTAGGTTGTAAACGAATAACAATCCTATCGTTGATCTCTCCTTCATATAATTTTAGCGGTGGTTCTTTGAGTTTAATAACAACTTCTACACATGCATATGGCATTTTTTTGCCAGTCAGGAAGCGAAAAGGAACTCCCTTCCAACGCCAGTTATCACAGTATAAAGTACCAGCAACGAAGGTAGGAGTGCCACTGTTAGGATCAACGCCCTCTTCATCACGATACCCCGAGTATTGTCCACAAATTAAATCCTCCCCTAAACGAGTAGCAGCAAGAACTTTAGTTTTTTCTCTTCTAATTTCCTTAGCATCCATACGACATGGTGCTTCCATTGCAATCAATGATAGAACCTGAAGCATATGATTCTGTAACATGTCACGAACTGCACCAGCAGTTTCATAGTATTGAGAACGACCATCACAACTAATAGTCTCAGTTGCAAAGATCTGAATCTCTTCTATGTACTCGCGATTCCAAAGTGGTTCCAGAAGTATATTCCCAAACCGAGTGGCAAGAATATTATTAACAGTATCTTTGCCAAGATAATGGTCAATGCGATATACTTGTTTCTCGCGTAGATGTCGCTCCACCACAGACTGTAGAGCACTAGCAGATTTAAGATCGTGCCCAAAGGGTTTCTCAATAACAACACGCGAGAGTTCTGGGTTGTTGAGGAGTCCTGCTTCTTTGAGATTGATGATAGCATTCTCATATCGTTCTGGGGGTACGGATAAGAAGTAAGTTGAATCATCTGCGTCTGGTAGATTTTTCAATGACTCTGGATTATCCAGATCAGTGCTAATCCAATCCAGACGATGGTTAAAGTCTTCGGGATATTCTCCCAAAGATTCTACCCACGATTGCTTTGCGATCTCGCGACGAGATGTTCCTACAATCACAAGATTACTCGGAAGTAAATCTTTTTGGTGTAGTTTATACAGAGCAGGGATTAGTTTTTTCTTTGCCAGATCTCCAGTAGCACCGAAGATTACTATTTGATTAGTGAGCGGTTCCGTTTCCATCATACTTGTCTGTTTCGTAGTAGTTATTTTCACCCTTTCGTATCCCGAAATATATTGTGGATAGTAAAAAGGGTATTGCTCCCCAAAGAAGGACATCAGCGAACGTCATGACCACCAAACATAGCTCTCATTCCATTCAAAACCTTGGCTGTGAAAGCACCCAGACGGCGCGACTCAAAACGTGCCCACAACGCACTGCTGATAACAGGAGCGGGTACGCCAAGATCCACAGCAGCGTGAACAGTCCAACGACCCTCACCACTGTCTGATACTCCCCCATCGAACTTGCTAAGCTCTCTATCGCCGCGT